AGAACGAGCTTCACCTTTTGCCATTGCCTCTAATGCGCCACCTTTGATTCCTTCTACCAAAGCAGATTTGAAATCACGAGCAGAAGCACCTGATGCAGTTTTCTTAGCTGCAACCTCAGCTGCATCTAAACGTGAGTGAATATCACCAAACTTAGCTTCTAAGTTTTTGATTTCACCTTTCAATACTTCGTCAGCTTTGTTATATGCGTTATCCGCAGCTTGACCTTTTGCCAATTCAATTTTTGAATCGATTGCAGACGTTAAATCGTCTAATTGTTTTTTAATATCCTCTGACATTGTTTGTTAAATTTTAGATTTTAAATATTTGAAAATTTCAGAAATGTCCTCTTGCTTTACTTCCGGCTCCGTGGTGTTTTCTACCGGCGGAGTGGTTAATTCGATAAACAATGATTTCATTTTCATCAATTCAGCTTCAATAGCGTATCCAAGTTCATCAGATACGTTTTCCTTTTTAATAACACGATTAAGAGCATCAAAACGGGCACTAAATAAATCTTGGTCAATCTCACCTTTTGCATTAGTAATTAATGCCATAGGATTTGCTGCCAAGGTAACGCAACTAATTTCGTACAACTTTACTTCTTTCAGTAAACGAACACCATCGTTTGAATATTCCTTTTGAATAGGAACGATACCAACCGAATTTTCATTTAAGACACCTGACTTCATTAAAAGCAAAACATCTTTGCCTAACGTAGTCAATGGCACTTTAGCTTTGAATTTCAAACCGATTTCGTCTTCAATCAACATATCCATCTTGCCCAAAGGTTGGTCAATGCGGTGTTGGTTTACATAGCGAACTCTTGAACCATTTTCAGTCAATGTTTTGGTATATGCTCCTTTGACAATTATATCGCCATCAGAATCAATATTACCAAAAATTGAACCGTAACCTTCAACGATGCCTTCGACATCATCTACTAAATTTGGGTCAATACCTGCTCCTTTAAATATCATACTAATTTATTTTGTTCAAAATTATGCTTTTTCTGATTAGAAAAAACAAATAAAAAAAAACTTTAAAAGTTTGTCAACTCGTTTACTGCAATACCAAATCCAATATCACTAATCAAGCCACCTACCGTATTTACGTTTGCTTTTGGAATAAACGTAGTATAACAACGGCAATTTATTCTATTTCCTGCGCTTGCGCTTGGGTCTGATGGTAAATTAAGCATTTCACCTCCTACACTAAATTTCTTTGAAACAGGAACAACCTGACCTTGTGCTGCTGCGTGTGCAGACCGAACTCTTTCGTCTTGTGCAGTTCCCCATTTTTTTAATAAGTCACGACCAGCAAAGATTGATTGTGCAGCTTGCAAGTTACCGTAGTTTGCAGCATAGGTTGCTTCGGTCCTTACTAATCTCTTGGCTTGATATGTTGAATAACGGCTAAAATCCTTTTTTAACGCACGAGCAACTACTGCCTCGTTTTGTACCTGCATTAATGGGTCAGCCATAATTTTACGAGTAACAGCAATTAATGTCTTCTTTGCCGTTCCACTTACACCTGAAACTCTTTGCGCTGCAACCGTTTGTCCTACAAAGGCAAATGCCTGACTCCAAATCTCACTTATGTTGCTGATATCAAATCCCTTCGGTGTAAACTTCTCAAACGATTTTGCATACCACGAAGCAAACTCCATACCCATATCAGTGTAAAGTTCAACATAAAGTGTTTTAAGGTCGTCGTATTTAAAGAAACCATTTATATCGTTAGAATCTAATTTGCCACCTTGGCGAATAAACATTGCAGATGCATTATTGTATTCTTGCTGATAATACTTTTGCCACTTCTTAGCTTGCTTTGCTTCTAACCTGTCTAATCGTTTTTCAAACTCCTGCGCAAAAGTTTCCTCGTATGATTTTACCTGTACTTCCTGCTCATAAAGACTTTGGCACACAGCCACACGTTGCTCAACGGTGTCAAAATCCCCTTGTACATTTGGGTCAATTACACACCTAGCAACAAATTCATTCCTTGATTCTGCCGGTTCAGGTACAGGTAATGGCATTATTGTTCAGTTTTTGGAGTGAACGTAGAAAAATCAATATCAAATGACTTTGGTAATTCTATTGAATCAATAGTAATTGATGATGGCTGTAAATTAGCCGGAATGTAATAATCGTCCATAGTAGCATTATCCATATCACGTCCGTAGTTCATTGCTTCACGTTTCTCGTTAGGTGTTAACCACCAAGCTTGTGACATCTGACCAACTAACTTGTCAACGTCTTCTTGCAACTCACCAATAACTGTAAAGTCAAAATCAAGGTAAAGATTATCACCGAACTGAGGAACCAACCAACGATTTAACTCGTCACGTATTTTAATCAATTCAGGAATAACAGCATTTTGGTACATTGCCTTCTTTGCCTCCTTCATATTGTTGTATGACGAAGAATCAGTGTTGTTAAGCAACTGAACCGGAATATTGTAAATGTTGCAAATATCTTTTACCGAAGCATTGTATTGCTCAATTAAAGCAACGTCTGCTGCCGATAATCCAAAATTTACCCATTGCAAATCCTTGTTAGTGATAATAACATCACCTGAATTGCTAGTGCCTTGGTATTGCTTACGGAATTGGTCTTTTAATGCTTTTGATTGAATTGCATTCTCATAGCCTGACTTGTCTACAAGCATACCACGAGCAGTCTGATTTTGCAGGTATTTAACACCTGAAATCGTAGCATCGTTATTCATAGTCAAAACTCTAAATCCTGCACGAAGCGGTGATTGACCGTAAAGGTTTGAACCGGCTGAATCATATTCAGGGTTAAAATCTTTAATGTGACAAACTTGCTCCGGTGGGATTGTCTGACCTGCGTTGTATTGTAATTTGTAGCCTGCTATCGGCTCGGTATATCCGTTTGCAACGATTTCAATTAGGTGAGATGGTAAAACATACATCTCGGTAATTTTGCCACCGTTAGGGCCGTTATCTGGACCTAATCCCCAAATGTATCTGTTACCTGTTAGCTTGCCAAAAGCAATTAGGTTCGTCATGAACGATGCATAACTTTGGTCCTCGTTTGGTCTATTTAATAACTTCTCTAATGCCGGTACGTCAACAACTTCGTATGCTTGCTTGCGAATAATGTTTGATTTAAGGATAGTATTGCCATCCATAAAACTTGAAGTCATCGCTTTGTACTTCTTTGCTTCGTTTGTGTTTTTAACCTCGTAAATCTGAAAAGGAACAACTGATGCAGCCTTTGCAATAAGGTTTACAATTGAATAAACAGTAGCATTTTGCTGATAGCCATCTTTTATGTAGGTCGCATCGTTTTCAGGATTCCAAACTATGGATGAACCAAGCCACTGATAAAGAAATTGATTGTAAGTCGGATTTGTTTGACTTAATGCTTTTACGACTCCCTGCCGTACCGAATCTATGAATGAAGCCATTATTTAGATTAATTTTTTGTCAAAAATAGCGATTTAAACTACATAAAAAGCAGGCTGAATTAAATTACGTTCGATGGCATAGGACGTTATGTCAATATGCTCATCGTGCTTTGCATTTGGAAACGTACTCACCTGCTGTAAATACGCTTCATTCCAATTATCTTTTACCAAATAAACTCTACCACCTTCAATAAATGGTGATGATGCTCTTGCTCTTTCAATTTTAGAATACCTAACAAAATTTGTATTCAGTTCGCTGATGTTTAGTCTAGTTTCTCGGTGTAGTAATTGTGCCAAAGATTTTCCGGATGCTTTTGGCTCAATCAATATTTGAGTAACGTCAACCCCAACACCGTTAATAAAGCTACTGATAAAATTTTTCAATTCAGGCATTTCAAGGTATTTATCAATTGACTTTAAAATATACAGGTTGCCATCACAGCTTCCCGAAATCTGTATACCAGTTGGGTCGTTCTTAGTGTTTTCGGTGTAGGCACCATCTATGTACATTTCCCAATTAATATCGGCAGGTAAGTGTGCCGGCTCAATAATTTTAAACCAATCCTTGCGCCATTCTCCACCTTCTTGCGGTGCAGGTTCTTGCATATACTGCCCTGAAAAAGTATATCGGCTTGCTTGACGTATTTGCTCTAATTCAGCGAATGAATGTTTACTTGGCCATAGTGGCTCGTTATTTTCGTTTAATGCAGATAGCTTTAAATGCGTCCATTCCTCTCCGCTACCGTTCTGCAATAAGAATCCGGTCATATCATCCTCGTGCAGACGTTGCATAATAACAATGATAGGCACATCTCGGTCATTTACACGAGAACGAATAGTTGTATTGTACCGGTTATTAATAAAGTTCCTTTTTATATCTGAACTTGAATCATCCGGTTTTAATGGGTCATCTATAATAATTGCCCCACCTGTGCCTGCTCCAAAACCTGTAATTGCACCACCTGATGATGTTGCATAAACACCACCACCTTGCTCGGTGTACCACTTTTTCTGACCTTGCGTGTCCTTCTTTAAATGAACAGGCCACAAGTCTTGAAACGTGTCGCTTTGAACGTAATCACGAGTCAACGATGAGTTGTCTAATGCCAGTGCATCAGAATACGAAAGGTGAATAAACTTTGATGATGGATTTTTAGCTAAGGACCAAGCTATAAACATTTTTACAGCAATCTCAGTTTTACCGTATCTTGGTGGTATGTTAATTATTAACCGTTTAATTTCACCACGATTCACAGCTTCAAGTGTTTCAGCCAATGTAACGTGGAAAGGTGCAACCTCAAATTTGTTTCCTGTGTTTTCTTTAAAAAGATAACGAGTAAAAAACAAAAGTGAGGATTCGCATTTTTCTTTTATGATTTCATTAATACTCATTTTCAAGTATTTGCTCAATCTTGTTTTTAGCGTCCTGAGATATTTTAGATGCTAAACCTAAATTGCCTTCGTGCTGAATCTCTGTACGTTCTACATATCCCCTGTGCTTGGCTTTGGTTTTTAGGTAGAATATGGTGGCTGTTGTATTTTCCTTTGAAATTTGCTTGTATAGTTTGCTCTCAACAAAATCAATTGCCATCTCGGTAATATCGTGTACAGCCTCCTTGTATTCAGCATCATTCTTCATCCATTCATAATGGGTTACACGAGTAATGCCAACTGAGGCGCATGCAGAAGTAACCACACCAAGTGATTTCTCTAATGCTACAAGCATTGCCCGTTTTTTTATGATTGTTGAATCTGCCTTTGCCATAATTTTTATGATAGTAACAAAAGTAATAATTTAAAATTGGCATTATTAAAACCAACAATTATTTCCTTTTAAACACTTTCCAATCTACTAAATGATGATGCCTGTTAAATCTAATTACTGTTTTTGCATATTGTGGCCAAACAGCTTCAAGCATTTTTGCTTTTAAAAGATTCTTTTCAGGTGCGTTTCCTTTATAAAGTTCAGTTTGATTTCCACCTTTCATCTTTGCTGCCGTACTTACTTTATCAGCCATATAATATATACAACTTGCTGTGCTACCACCGTTGTGCAGTACCTATAAACATAAATCAACGTCTTCATTATATTTTAATCGCCATCTAAATGGAATATCGTTTTTAATTAGCATTGCCGAGTAAACGTGGCAATTAATTTTAAATGCTTTCTTTGGTGGCTTAACTACAAAATTTGGTTCCTCAAAACCTCCAATTGTAACTTTATTTTTAATCACAAAATGCTCAACATACATTAATGCTTCACCTATTGTGTCAATTCTTTTTCGCTTGCCGTTAATCCACTTTGAAAAATATTGAATGTTATCATCAAACAGCCAATGATATTTATGACCTAAATTTTTTGCATGTTCCCAGCAGTAATTACGAGCCGGATAGCTACCTAAACCTAAATTTGAAAATGGCAATTTTAATATTCTTTTTTCCCCAAGTTTTTTAACATACAAGTCATATTCCTGTGGTTCGACAGCTACATAGTAATTCAATCCAGCTTTCTCAAAAATATCAGCAGACAAAGTTTTCTCGTATCTGCCTTTTGAAATTATATAGATTGGGTAGATAGGTCGATTTGCCATGCATTATTCATTTTTTTAAGTGGTAACTCAGGGTGTTGTCCTAACCAACTTTCAGCTTCTTCTGAACCATCGAAAATAAACACAACACGTTGCAATCCGGATGATAAACCAATTGGGTCAAATTCTTGGTCTAAATCAATTTGACTTTCATCCATTTCGTTTACTTCTAAACCTTTATGCCATAAGTCTAAACCCCAATCAACCAATTCATCTGCTTCCCACTCGTTTGCTAACATATCCCAATCCCACTCTCCAAATCCAACATTGTCCTTGATAATAAATTGCTTCTGCTCGTCATCAGTTAATTCAGATGCTTTAATTACAGGCACTTCTTTTAATCCTGCTTCTTTGCAAGCCTTCAATCGCATATTACCACCAAGAACAACCATATCATCGTTCACAACAATAGGACGCAGTTCAAGCATTTTAGGGAAGTCTTTGATTGACTTTACTAACTTCTGAAATTTGTCATCCTTGATAATTCTCGGATTATTTGGATTTGACTTTATATCGCCAATCTTTATTAATTCTGCATTCATTGGTTATTTTTTTGCTTTAAAATTTTAACGGTCATATAAATGATAAAAGCTACTTCTACCAGTCCGATAAAAATAGCTTCATAAATTAATCTTTCGTCAGTTTTCATAGGCTGAAAATCCTAAATTCAAATATTATCCATCTGAACGATATATACCACGAATTAGGGTTTACCTTAATTGTAATTGCAGGTAAAACCTCAGCCTTGTTTTTTAATAATCCTATTCCAATCATCCTTCGAATTTTGTTAGTTCTCTTTTTAAATACCAAATTGCTTTCTGAATATCCTGTTTCTTGTTTCCTTTTTTATTGCAACGTAAAATGTATTTAACGGCATTGCCAAGGTTAAAGCCAAGTTCAAAGGATTCAATAACTTCAATTGATTCTATCCCATTTTTTGATTTATAGTGTGGTGGGTGATTGACCAAATCAATATTTTCGTGCGGTTCAACGTAATTCATTTTGGTAAGGTTTGTTGGACAAATGTAAATAAAAAATTAATTACAATTACACATCGGTGTTAATTCCGTATGAATGCAGTAGCAATTCAAGCTGAGTGTTAAAACCAATTGCTCGTGTTTCGGTCATATTACCCATCTGCAAGCCAACTAAAAAGAAACGAAGCATAATTGTTCCGGCATCGCAATATTGTTTTTGAACTGAATCTGAATGGCTGTTATCCCTATTGAAAACTAGCTTTTCTTTTTTTATAAGTTCGTTCTGAACGTCTTGTAGTTTGTAACGCAAGTAATTGTCCCTAAACTTAGATTTGTACAGGTCAAGTTCAATATGGTCTATTAGGGCAGAAATCAAGCCTAAATAAACCATTATGTTTTCTTCTTCATTTAGCTGCTTCATTTAATTTTTGTTTTAGGTTACGGATGCGTTGGTATGCTAATCTTTGCTCAATTGGTGCTGCGTGTTTCAATCTTTCAACATTAGTTGCCAGAAACAACATTGGGTGTTCTATGGTTTCCCATTTGTTAATTTTAATTGGCTCAATTAAGGTATTGTTTTTAATTTGTTCTTTTGCCCAATTTATGGCTTGTTCACGGTAGGTCATAGTGTAAAATTTCAATTGAAACGTTTTTCCAAAATTCACGTAATGTTGTGTTTTGCTCAGGATTTGATTTTGCTATTTTTAAAACTAAAACATCTAACTGATTTAATGCATGTAATCTCCAATTTGGATTTTTTACTGCATAGTCAAGCTCCTGAATATATTCGCAGTCTTTAATTATGCTTATTGCTGTTTCTTTCGGTGTCATAGCTTTTCTATTTCTTTTTTAACTTCTAACCAAAAATCGTGTATACTATAATGTGACCATCTAGCTACATTAATAATTTCATCAACTGCAATTAATGCACATTGCTTACAATTAAAATCGCCAAAAGTATAGTCAATGTATGTCCTATACAATTCTTCTGCTTTTTGTTTAGGTGTCATATATTAAACATTACGGCTAGATTTAACCAGCCAATTGTTAGTGTCCCTTTTTTGTATTCGCCACCTCGATTGCTATAATAAGTTATAGCCGGTAAAAATTCAAATACATTTTTTTGCTGTTTAAAAATCATATTTTAGTTATTTGTGCGTTTAGCATTCCATCTTTGTATCCATCTGAATACGTTCTAATTTCAGCACGTTCTGCACGATAGATTTTTAGTAATTCAACAAGTTCATCAATTGACTTGACGATTTTATATTCGTACCCGTGACTTTTTACGATTGCTTCAAATTTCTTCTGACTTGGCTGTTGGCCATTTCTTCCGTATTTAACCTCAATAAACAGTCCGTGATACTTTCCATTTGACAATGGGATAAACAGGTCTGCAACACCGGCTTTGACACCTTCTTGCTTTAATTTAGATGCCACTTTTATGTTTCGCATACCACCGTTAGGAATAGCAAAAAAATCATATCCGTTATAATCTAAATATTTGCAGATAGCTACTTGCAACCGGTGTTCTTCTTGTTTCATTTTTAATATGTAAGTTTTAGTAAATACTCACCTAAGATAATTGCCTGCCAGCTTAAAAAAGCCACAAAAATAATGACGTACAATTCTTCAAAATCTAATTTCTTTTGGATGTAGTCAATTGCAACATATCCTGCAAAAATAGCGACTAATCCAATAATCAGTTCAATTATAATTTTTAGCATATCAGTTGTTTTTAAAATTTTTATTAAAATAGGTTTCTGCATTCATTTTATTTGCTTGGTAATAATATGGGTCATTACAACCTTCGATATAAAAATCAATAAGTTGCTCTTTCTCTATTGATTTGGCTTCTTCATACGCAATTCTCAATAAAGTTGCGTTAAAAGAATCTGGAGCAACTACTTGTATAATTTTGCTCATTTCATGCAGTAAAAAATCTACTGCTGTTTGTTTAGTTTCCATTGCACTTGTGATTTGATTTAAATGTATTTGCTAAACAACCATTGTAAAAATAACTTGAGTCAAAATCTTCGTGATAAGAATCTGCATCATCGTTTGTGTATTTTACAAATGGCCGGTAATTCTCTTGAATTTGCTGTTGTTCTTTACTGTAAAGAAGTATAATGGCTAAACATATAGTTATTGCTGTAACAGCTATTTTAATCGCTAGCATAGACTAATGCGACAGCTTTGCTAAGTTGTCTAACGCTCCATCGTATGTGCCTGAAAAATATTCTTCGCCATCATTAAAATCTGTTGTAACAAATACAACGCTATGACCAAAGCAAGAAGCAATCTGTATGCCGTTTTCTAATGCAATGTAAACGTATCCTGAATTTTTGTTAAAACCGATTTCCATAATTTCGTCACCTGCACAGTTTTCAGCATAGGCAGCAAAAACATTTGATAGACTTTGTGCATCTAATGATGCAATTGAATTGTCTGTAAATCCGTAAATTTTTAAGTGATTTTCCATTGTTTTGTTGTTAGGTTAATTATTAAATTAATAAATCGCTAATTGATTGAATACATAAATTACATTCGTTAGAAATTGATTCACCGTTTTCAATTTCATCTAACATAAATACCCATAATTGTTTAATTTCTTGCTTGTGTTGAGGATGTGAATTGATAGCTTCTATTGCAAATTTGCGAACATTTTCAATTTGTAAATTTTCCATTGTTTTGTTGTTAGGTTAAATTGATAATTAGTTTTTTGTGATTCTACCGTTCATTGGATAGTAACGAGTGTAGTATTCTTGACCTTTCTTGATTTTCTTGTTGCCTTCTAAAATAATAGTTTCTTCTGCTACCATTACTTTTTTGCCGTAGTAACCAATTTCACGGTCTTGCTCTTGGCATACTTTACAACCGATGAATTTGCCATTAATAATGTATTCCTCAAAATATCCGATAGTTTCCATTGTTTTGTTGTTTAATTGTTAAAAATTAGGAGTAATTAAAAATGTTGTTTTGCCGTCTGTTTGAACATTAAATATTTTTTTGTTAGAATACATAGTAGCTACATAATTTTTAGCTTCTTTAAATGAATTAAAACTAATGTAAGTGTATTCTGTTGTGTAACTTTTAGCGTATCCTACTGCAAAATTTTCCATTTTTTTGTTGTTTTGTTGTTTGATGTACCAAAGTAAGTCAAATTGATTTATATAAAAAAATATATTTTAATTTATTTTTAAATATAATTCCCATTTTCGTCAAATCTCGCATTAAAGTCAACTAAACTGATAATAAAATCTTTATATGCCTGTGTTTTGCAAGCTGCAACAAATTCTGCTTCGTTAGTGTGCTGACCTTTAAATTTGTCTATTAACTTAGTCCTTTGCTCCTCGGTCATTACCAGTAGCCCGTATTTCTTTGCAAAGTCATATAAGAAATTTAATCCACCTGCCCATTTAAATGTTTCCCCTACTGATTTGCATTTGTGTAGCTGTTCAGCATACATATTTGCTATCTGTATTGCCTGTGCTTTCTTTGTAGCTTCGTCCGGTTCTGGCTTTGGCTCGTCTTCTTGCTTTGCGTTACTTATCTTGCTTAAAACAGAACGTTTATTGTCATCGTACTTTCTGACCCATTGCACAAAGTTTGATGAATTGAAAAATACCTGATTGTCCTTTGGTCCTAAATATTCACCGTTCAAACCTTTCTTAGTGGCTAAGATTATTTCATCCTTTGTTAATCCGTTAAAATTTTCAAGGTCATCAAGCAATATTGATACGGTTGCGTGTTCTTCTTCTGAACTTATCGAATTAAGACCTAATTTCACCTTGGCTAACAAATACACCTCCATTGCTATTTTAGTCTTGTCAGTAGGCTCAATCGTCCTTAAAATTGGGGATTTAGTTGCGTTATAGATTTGCAACTCACTTGTGCTTAAATTACTTGTTGCCTGTGGCGAATGGATTAACGTAGGTACCATCTTCAATTTGTTTTATAATGTTGTTGCCTGCAATACTAATGTTTTCATAAGCCGATTGAATCTTGCCTTTCATCGGTGCTGAATTTTTAACGTTATTTTTCAATTCAAATAATCCTGCCCAATTATTAGATATTGATTGTTCAATTATTAGTGCTAATTCCTCGTCTGTGAATTTAGCCCATTTTTCATATAATGACTTAATGCCGGTTTGCGTATAAGTTTGTTTTTTCTCTTTCTTATAAGCCAACCATTTTTCAAAAAGCAAATCCCTATTACTTTTTACTATAATTGTTTTATTAATATCTTTTTTACTATAATCTTGTTTACTAATATTAGCAGGTTTTCCTGATACAGGATTTTCCTGACTAGGATTTCCTGATACTAGGTTTTCCTGTCTAGGATTTTCTACGTCAGGATTGCCAAACTCGTTTAGTTCGTACTCAACTAACCAAAATCCGGAAGCATTCTGAAACCTTTTTCTGCGCAAATATCCAAACGATTCTAATTCTCGTAAAGCTGATGCAACTACGGTTGTGCCTTCAAAGATTTGTTTTGAGATACGGTCAACACTAAAATCCCATGTATCAGGTTTTGATTGAATAAACGCATACAATCCTTTTGCTTTTAGTGAAATTTTATCTGAATTAAGCAAATCATTAGGCACTGTTGCGTACCTATTTTTAATTGTAATTTTTGCCATAGAATAAAAAAACCCCGACTGCGTAGGAGAACAATCGGGGATTGGTTTAAGGAAACCAAGGAAAAAAATGAACCATACGACTCCTACATCCTATCGCTCATTTTGTTAAACAAATTTCTATTTTTATTGCGTAATAAAAAAGTTTTTAGGCAAGTTTTTAAAATTAAAAATGCCAGCGTGCTGTGGGTATCGTTCAGCAAATTTCCTTGCGTAGTATGCTGTGTAATTATTACTGATTTTGTACGGCTCGTTAGTTGAAACCTTGTGGTGCCATCTAATTTCTTCGCAAATTCTTTTAGAACCGATTTTGCGGAAACCTTGCTTGATTAAATTCAAGGCAATCATTTGATAAAGTTCCCACAGGTGTGGATTAGCTTGGTCGTACTCTTGAAAAGTTTTCATAAAGATTTAAGTTTTGTGTATAAGCGATAAATTAAAATAAAAGGAAAAACAAAGACCCAAATAAACATCACTATAATGTAAACGCATATCGAAATTAATAGTTTTCTCATAGCAAGAAATTTAAGAATTGGTGTGCTGTAATTGCTTGTGCTGTTTAGGCATTGAGCCTGATAGCTTGCGTTTATCAGCGATTAATTGTCTTCCAATGTGGCTAAACACTTGGTTAAATGTAAAGCCTAATTCATTTTTTTGTTGGTTACGGTGTGCAGTAGGTGTTTTCATTTTTTGTAGTATTTAATTATGTTCATAGTTGGGATTCCGATTAGTTTATCTTCGTCATCCGGATTTTTAAAAAATAAGGTTCGATTGTTTTCAGTTACCATTATAAGTTCAGCTTTTAAATATGCATCGCCACGACCAAGTTTATAAGCCAACTCATAGGTAGCACCAAGTTCAATGTCTTTTGACCTAAATATGGTACCGTATGTTGAATAGATTGCGACAGGGTTACCGTGTCTTGAAATGTATGTTGAAATAACTTTTCTCATAAAAAATGGGGGACATTACTCCCCCGTTTAAGTTAAAATGGTAAATCGTCTGCGTCAGGCTCGTTGATTCCGTTAGGGAATGGTTTTGCTGGTGCTTGTATTTGCGTAGTTGGAACAACGTTGTATCCTTTGCTAATTTCTTTTAATACTTTGAAATTTCCAAGAATAGGCATTTGAACCTTTGCCTCTCGTTCTTCTTTTGTTACCTGCTGAGTATGAAATCCGTAGTTTCCGTTCTTATCAGGGTCTTCATTAAGGATTCCTGTAATGTCCAAATACGTTCCCTTAGCACCTTTGTAATAACGTGATTCATCAAGTTTGGTAACGTCAATTCTGATTGCGATTAATTTTGCCATGATTTAGTTGATTTGTTTTAAAAAATTTTGAATAATCTGTTGTTTGTAAATTTCTGCCTGACGTAGCTTCATTAGAATCTCGTCCTGTACGTCTTCATCTGCTGTAACTTCTGCCCAATATAATCGTGCTGAAACAGGTAAGTCAAAACGCAATATAACACCGGTTTTAGTGTCTTCTATTTCATTTGCTAAGTAACGAGCCAAATATGAAATCTTTGCACCGGTAGCCATCATTTGTGTTTGCAGTTGGTAGAAATATGCAGGTGGCACTCCTTGTGTTTTATTACCTGCACAATTCATTAACATTTCTTTTTGCTCGTAGAATGATAACGGTGAATACGGGCATTTAATATCTACCACAGCCGTAATATTTAGGTCTTCATAAAGAACACCATCCGGTGATGCTCCACTATTGCCACCAAAAGGATAAAACGTTTTTGAAGTAAAATCGAAGTTTAAACCGGTTGCCAATTTAAACACCTCAAATGCTTCTTCTTCGTATTTGTTTCCGTGTTCGGTTGCTGATGTACCAAAGTCTTTACGATAGCCCGTTAACTCCTCAATTGCTACTTCTTCAATGTAACTTTTAGCAGTTTCAGATAAATACCCAGCCTCACGGTCTTTCACCGATTTTGGCTGAGTAAATAATTTGTGCATTGCCGATGCTGTAAATTTTCCTTTACGAGAATCCATCCAAGTGCTTTCCATTAGTCGATTTCTAATTTACGAGTTGTAAATAATGACTTGATATTGATATCTGAATCAATTAATTCCTTGTTTGAACTATACAAAGCCATTAATTCAGCACCGGTGTTACATTTCTTTACTGCTACTTGCCAAGCTGATAAAACCGATGGCTCTGTTGCTGATTCTTGTTTTGGTTGAGAATCCTTAACATAAGTATTTGTAGCGTCTGCGTCTTTTGTATCATCCAAAGCAAAAAGTCCGTTAAGCGCATACTTCCGAGCATAACTTGATGACGTCCCAGTGACCTGCGAACCATCCATACCTTTTTTGCTTTCGTCCTCACGAGCATAACCATCTGCTGAGTACGTTTCCTTGCCATCTGTTAGCGTTGCAGTAGCTTTAATGTAGAATCTATCACCTACATTAATTATCGTGTCTGATAGGACAATTGAAAAGCCTAGCGGATTGATGACTAATTTAACTGATTCAAGAATGTCTTCTGCCGAACGGTACTTGTACTTGCCGAAAGAATTGAATTGACCTTTGGGTGCTTTGACCTTGGCCTGAATAGATGCTAATGTGTTTTGTTGTGCCATTATTTTATTGGTTTGATTGTTTTTGCTTTTTCATTACTTCAATAATTTCTGCCCTAACGATTGGCTCGTTTAGGTTTGGATTGTACTGAATTCTTTTAATATTGCCTACGGTCCACTCCCGAGCCGAGAAAGGCAATACACCTCTATCGTTTAGATTCTTTGCCACTTCGGCATATACTTTTTCCATTTTTATTTTCATAATCCTTCTGTTTCTATGATTCTCTGTGTTATTTCATCCCAATCTACCCACTCCGGTGCTTCTTCGTAAACTCTTAACGGATGGCTGTTTTTTGAAATAACTTCTGAATTTGTAATATCCAATTCGAATTCTTCCGGCTCATCATAGTTTCCTGAATCATAGTAATAAGCCCAGTCAACTGATAATTCAATGTATTCGATTTCTTCATTTTTTTCGTTATGCAACTCAATTGTTGTGCTTCCTTTTCTGTTGATTCTCATGGCTATGCAGTTAAGTTGATTGAAATTACATAAATAGCTACCAACAAGATGAATGTAGGTACTGCAAGCCAAATAAACGTAGGGTCTGCCTGATGTCCTTCTTTTAATTCTTTTAGGAAATTTTTCATAATAGTATTGTTTTGTTGTTGTAAAATTTGCCAAGGAATCCGCCTTGGCTCGGTGTTATATTTAGCTTAAAAATAAATCAGGTCTTGAATTAATTAATTCCATTTGTCTTGTTATAAGATTTTTTCCTCCAAATCCACCAATACCTTTACCTGTTTCTTTTATACTTGCTCTGTATTTTATTGTTGACCATCCGGGATTATTTAAAGCAGCCATATAATGACATGATAATTCAACTATAAAAGTCATATTTGAGAAAACAATTTCAGTTGTTTTCATTTTGTGAGTTTTTGTGTTTTGTAAAGTTTTCATTTTGATATTGTTTTGTTGTTATTGTATTGCAAATATCTACCTTTTATTTGGAATAAAAAAATATATTTTAATTTATTTTTAAAAATAATCCAAAAAAAATAAACCGGCAACAATCATCACCGGTCTATTGTGCACAACAACAAAACTTTCTACTCTCAATTTTTCAGGACGAAATTACACTATTTTTCCGTCTTTGATAACAATATTACGAACTTTACTTTTTCCGTTTTCTATTTCTACAACAGCAAATCCGTGATTATGTTGACTAAATGGCATATATTTAGGTGACAGTGCCGTTAAGCAACCCGTTGAATATGTACTGATAAATTCTTTAAAACCTGTTTTTCTTGTCGTGCTTGACGTTCTATGAACGTGTCCAATTAAGGTATTGCATAAAACTTTCTGAAATAAGTTCTGACTTGGGTTTACACCACCACCTCCATATAGTTCGTGTCCGTGTAATACCAGTAAGTCACCCATTTCAAATCCACGCCAAGATTCAACCATTTTAAATTTGAGTCGGTCAAGGTGAAAGAAAACGTCGAATTGTAAGTCGTGTAATTGGCTAAATTCTTCGGCCTGTATTTGTAAGCTACGAGCATATCTGTCTTCGTGGTTACCCATTTTGTAGTAAATAGGTATGTTTGGAAATATTTCACGCAATTTATGAACGAAATCACGGCACAATTCAACTTCCCTTGGAAAGTCCCTTAAATCCTTGTCCTTTTCGTGACGGCTAATGCTATAAAAGTCAAAAATGTCTCCGTTCAGGTAAAGGCAATCAATATGTTCTTCTCGCAAGTATTTAATAGCACAAAGCAAGGCATCCATTGAGTGAAATGGAAAATGTATATCAGACATAATGCCAATCTTTTTAAATCCGTCCGGCAACTTGTCTGAAAGATATTCCTGACCGATTGATGGCTTAATTCCAAAATCAGTCAACTCTGAAATATCAAATTCTTTTAAAACAGGTTTTTTAGGTACGTCATTTTCAATTAAAAACTGCGTCCTAGCTTTCATTGTGATGCCATTACGAATCATTGCGTCTTTAAGACCTTTGGGCAAATTGTAACCGTAAGTTGTATGAAATTCCTTGTAAAATGCTTTTAACGGTAGCTGTGACGAATAATAATGATTGCGTATTGCTTCAAATTTTTCTTCCGTTTCTTCTCTCATCTATCGATTAGTTTGCCAAATTTAGTGATTAAGTCAATTAAGGGAACATTAACAAAAACAAAATAGGTCCAACTCAACGAGAAAGACCTATCTGCACACCGTAACCTAACCAAATAAATACACCGATAATGTACCGGTGCATTTACAAAAACCCAACTAAACCTATTCCTGATACGATACCCTGTAATTGTTCGCTACGTCCGTATAATTATTTGGAATGTGGCAAATTACTGAATATTCATTTGATTTTACCTTGAATTTCATTGAATCCATAATTGCTGAATCCGTTTCCGACATTGTATTAAAGTCAAACCATAATTTATTCATCATCGTTAGGACCAAATACTGACTTGCTGATGACAAATCACCCTCGTATGTTTTACAATATTCACGGAAGTCGTTTAGCCTCTGCTGCGTAACGATTTCCTCAATTGTTTTATTTGACGTGTCCTGCGCTCTACGGTAAGTGTCAATATTAGTAAAGTTACCCCAAAAGATGCCATCCGGTATATTTGCTTGAAAAACGTCCTCATGTTCCATTACATCCGAAGCGATAAAACTTCCTGATTGCTCTCTTATAAAATAAACTGTTTCGTACTGATTAATTTCATCGTCAACATAACGAATAGCTACGTTGTCAATAAGTGTTTGAACGTGGGAACCAACCGGATTTACATAAGGGATACTCATACCAATTGTTGCTAATCCATATTCAGGCACACCTTCTATCGTGTATTTAAACGACTGGTATTTGTCTTGATTAGTTACTTCGGTTGTATTCCAAACTATCGTAGTGCCTAAATTCCAACCTTTATTAGCGTTGTCCCAATACCAAGTATTTCCGCTTGTTTGACCTACTAATTTGACATACCAATATTCACGATTTGTTGTAGCCTGATTTTCTAAACGGATTGAAAAAATAAATTGATATTTACCGGCTTGAATCATATAAGCACCAGAATCATTTGAATGAAACTTTAATGTTCGTGTTGCTGAATTATTTGTTTGCTCAATAAATGACAAGGCAGTTAATCCGGCAAAAGGTACACCAATTGTACCAATTGTGCCCGTATCAACAATCCAATTTTCTGTTCCAAATTCAAATGAAGCATTGTTATTTAGGTCCAATTTCTTTTGGCTAATGTCAACAATCTCTTGATATTTTTTAACCGGTCTTCGAACAACTCTTGATAAGTTATTATTGATTGCCTTAAAATAACTTGGAACAATACGCAAATAGTTAGCCGTAGAACCACCTGTATTCGCTCCTGCTGCATTATAAATCTCGAACTTAATATCTTCACTACCCGAGTTTAAATAACCCTGTTTTGCAGCCAATATACCTGCTCCTGATAATGAACCGTCTTGTATTCCACTAATAATTCTTTGGTCACCATAACTTGATGCGTTTGCAATAATCCAACGTCCATATGACTGATAAATCTTGCAGTTTAATCCTAATAAAATAGAACGTAAAACATCTTTTGCATTATGTATAATGTAGCTATCGTGAAACATTGCTTGTTTGCGAACTAAAATATCTGCAAAAATATTTGACCATAAAGAAGAAGACGAAGTGCGAATATCACAACTAATCCAAATCTCAAAGTCTAAACCGATGTACGCTAAATTATTGTAAACAAATTGCCATAACGAAGGAGTTGAAGCACCAACGGCAGGAATCCAAGTGTTGTTTCCTTCTAAGGTTCCAAGACCATCATTTGCGTTAATTGTAATTGCATAAGGTGTTGAAGTTATTGCTTCTGAATAAATATCGTTTGCAATCCATCCATTCCAATACAAAGTATAAACACCGGCAGACGATTCATAAAATACTTTTACTGTATATTCTTTTTCGTCATATAGGTAAAATTCATCATAGGTAACGTCATCCGTTACCATTAAATTTAACGTGCAAGTTGAACCAATTAGTGGCTCATAAAAATCATCGTCAGCTTTCCATTCAATTACAACAGGCTCGTCAGTACCAATCATTGGCAAGACACCTCCACCGTAATCTTTTTTTAGGATTTCAACCCTGCGCTTATGACCTTGTACGTCAGAGAAATCTAAACGATATTTTGTATTGTATGCCATTATCCTATTCTGTTACGTTCTTTTTCTGCACGTTGCATTACTAATAAAAGGTCTTGACCACGTACTTTAAATTCACCACCTAATATACCACCTTGGTTCCCTTGGTCTAGCATTCCTTGCAATTTGTTTAACGGTGCAATTACTTCCGGATTTGATTTTGCTCCCGGATACTCACCAACTAAACCCATTGTAGGGCCACTAACAATACCACCTTTTGCAAAAGCCTGAACACCTGCTAATGCAGCACCTACGGTACCCATAGCACCGGCGATAAGACCCGGCAAGGCAATTACACCTGCTGGACCCATTGAAGCTGCCGCAGATGAACCGGCAACGATTGCATTTGTCATTGCTGTTTTACGCAAGAATGCCTGTTTTGCTTTATTGATAATTGCCTCTTGTAGCAATCCAATTCCTAGTTGTAACAACATTTTAGCCATTGCTGCAATAATTCCTTCGATTCCATCTTTTGCTAATCCTAATGAATCAATTAATCCTGCACCTAAATTAGAAAACATCTGACCAAGACCATCAGCTAAAACCTGAGCATTGCCCATATAGGTTTTATATGAATCTTGTAACATTGTTAATTCTTCTTGCTGAACCTTAGCATTTGCAGAAATTTGTTGATTCATTATTTGAAAAGGTGTTTTAATCTTTTCTGTAATTTTATCAACATTAAAATCTAATGCCTTTAATGGGTCACCTAATGATGGCCATCTAAGGTTTAAAAATTCATTTTTTAAGGCAAGTGTTTCTTTACGAGCATCAGCAATTTTATCCGCTAATGTTTGAATTTCACCGGCTAAACCAAATTGCTCTTTTGTTGCTTGACCATTTCCTTTTGGTCCAGTAGGTTTTAAATCAGCAAGGTTGCCACTACCAGCTAAATCTTTTGCAGCTTTCGCTTCTGCTTCTTTTAATTTTTGACGATTATATTTTAAAACTCTGACTTGTTGGTCAATTTGTGCTTGAAAACCACCACCAAATGTTCCTTGTTGCGCATTTGGTCCTGTTTTAGCAGTAGTTGCAGTATTTTGTTTTTGTTGTTTTAAATATTCAATCGTTTTATAAATCTCTTTATTTTTCTCACGAATAGCATCTGCATCATCTTTTTGTTGTGCTGCAAACTTTGCATTTGGTGTCATTGCTTCGGCATAATCATAAGCTGCCGTAGCTGCAACACCTAACAATCCGGTAAGTATTCCAAACATTCCTGCCTTTCCAATAGTCGTGCCAAATTTTAACATTTGAGCATTAAGCAATTTCATTGCAACAACCATTTTAGGAATAACTGAACCTGCCAAATATAATAAAGGACCAGTAAGTGCAGCAATACCACCGGCTATCATTACAAATGTTTTTGTAGCAGGGGATAATTCACCAATTTTTGCAAGCATGCTATTAAGTACCTTAATAACGGCAGTTACAGCAGGTAAAACGGTTTGCCCGAATTGTGTTCCTAATTCTTTTAATGATTCACTAAATTGACGCATTTGGTTTGCAGCACCGCCTCCTGTTCTTTCAAAATCTCCGTGTGCATTTGCTGTCTTTGCCATTACATAATTGTAACGCAATAACACTTTTTGACTTTCGTCTAAGTCTTTAATATTAGCTTTAATACCTTGAGACATTGCATACCTTTTCAGGTTGTCCTCGGTCATTACAACACCTAATCTTTTTAATGATTCAGTTTCACCTGTAAAAACACCATTTAAGGCAGTCGTAACCTCCTCAATGTTCATGTTTTTAAAAGATGCTAAATCACCTGCTAATCCAACTAAACCAGTAGATAATTTTGATGCTTGACCTGTACTTAAACCCATTGACGTACTCATATCGCCAAACTGAGCTGCCATATCTAATGCAGTACCTTGTGCAATACCAAAGGATTTTAACGTAGTTTTTGAGAAAGCAACAACCTCTTTTGCTGAATCTTTAAAGGCAACATTTACCTTGTTCATTGACTCGTCAAAGTCAGAAGCAAGTTTTACAGCTGCCGTTCCTGCAATTGCTAATGGAGCAGTCAAACTTAATGATAGACGTTCACCAAGACGTTTAGTCTGTTCACCAAGTTTTTGTAACCGTTTGTCAACACTCGAAAGTTCTTTATCTAAATCGGCTGCATCACCGGTTATTAGAAGTTTTAGTATGTTCTCTGCCATAGTGTAAAGTTATGAAAAAAGCCAAGCTATTTCTTAGCCTGACTTTTTGCAATTTTATCCATAAATTCTTTAAGCTGCTCCGGTGTGCTTTTTGCTTCACCTTTACGCAACATAATATCTTGCGGCAACGGAAATAGCTTATCAGGTGTAATAATTTGACTACGTTTAGTTGCTTTGGTATTAAATACCATATGACTAATGTAGCGAGTCATTTCCCATTGTAAGTTTACATTGATTGTCCAACTTTCACCCAACAACGCATTTTCCCTCCATGTATTTCGCCAAAATCTCTCGGGTGGGATACCTGCCTGACCAATGTAAAAATCAAGCAATGTGTCCCACGTTATTGGGTCTTCTGCTTTGGGTTTTTTGTAGATTTAGTAACGTTTCTACGAACACCTGCGTTTAAGTCCATACCTAAAATTTTAGATGACATCATAGCTTGGCTAATTCCATCAATCATTTCAGGTGTAACATCTTCCATCCAATTTCCTACCGAGTAAAGAGTGTAGTCAATATCGTTATTTTCTTCTTGGTCATAAGCAACAAGTCCGGCATAAATAATACCACGAATAGTCATCAAGCTGATGCCATTTGCAAATAACTCACCTAGCTGTGAAATAGAAAAACCGGTAGCCTGTTCGAAAGCTGCCCAAAAATTCATTGAAAAATGAAGCGTGCGGGTTTTACCACCAATTTCAAGTTGATAGTACCCACGTTGTGGATTTGTGTTCATTGTTTTATTAGTTAGATTAAAGTTTAAAACCCGACACCGTTTTTATTGATGTCGGGTCATTATATTCACACGTAATTAAATTACGGGTTTGTTGCTTTGCTGATTGCTCCTGTCAAAGTGATTGAACCGCTGTAAGTTACAGACGCTTCCATTTCACCTGTTTGCTCTAATGAAGTTAAATATCCCTCAGCAGAAAGAACAGTATCGCCAGCTGCAACCGTTCCAAACTTACAAGTAACGATTGTACGGTTTGCAATCATATCGAACAAATCAATTACGTTTGTTGCATCAGTATAATCAACTAAGCCGTCAAATGAAATTTCACCTGAACGCAAGCCTGAAATACCTTCTGACCAACCTTCGGAATCCTTAGTTGTTGCGTCAGCGATATCGTGGCTGATTGATAATGTACACGATGTTGTGTGTCCGATAACTACGTCCTCAACTTTTAATAAAAGGTTCGTTCCGTTAAATACTCCTGATGTTGCCATATTGCTATTAAATTATTTCGTTTTCTTTTGACAAATATATGAAATTACATTACACATTTTCCCAGTTGATATTTACATTTTCCCAATTAGTGAAAACTAAATTCCAAGGCAGTCTTGGTTCAACGTAAACTCGGCCATCAATTTGTATTTCAATTGAATATTTGTCCACGTCTTCAAAATCAGCCACCTGTTCACAGCTTAAAACATAACCGCCTCCTAAATAAAAAGAAGTTGCATCTTTAAATACCCATTTGGTATATTTTCGGGTGATTATCTGTGTAACCCATTCATTATAATTTTGGGTCTGTGAATAATCAACTAATGCCTCAACTTTAATGGTTGCCTGTCTTGTTCCGGCTAAAACTTCTTTCCATCCTTCAGACGCTTTGCTTGTCGCTTCTGCAACATTCATATTAAACGAAATAGCACAGGACGTAGAATGCCCTAGTGCCATATCGTTATCGTAAACGACTAAATGATTTCCGGATATAACTGCCATTAAATATTTACTATCGGCTCCGTTGGTTCAGGATTTACCCAAGGTAATGGTAAAACAATTACAGGTGGGTTAATCAAATTTTCAATTGATTGTGCCAAACCTGCTTGCATCTGTGGTACATCCAATGATGACTCTAACCATCCGATGACAACATCCTCAGTCAAATCTGCGTAAGGAATGAAATCAGGGCCAGCAACTTCGCTGTAACTTTGCGCACCGTAAATATCGGTGAAATAAGTTTCAAACGATGCTGTGTACCGCCAATGAACGGTGACAACATAATCCTGCATACCCTCATAAGATGGTGCGCAATCAAGCTGACTAATTACCCATGCGTAGGTAATTTCAGATGGTTCAACATTTCTATAATTCGACATCTTCGATTTTATCTATTTTTGTAAATGTAACTCCTGACACCCAACCCTCTAAGAAATGAAATCCCTCTAATCCTTCGGGAGCAGATACGATAATCGGCTCAAACTTGAATGATGATAAGTTCAATTCCTTTGATTGCTGGTTTAATTTTTTCAATCCATCTTTGGTGAAATTGTATCCACCCTTTTCGTTTAGGATTAGATTGCCATCTTTGTCAACTGATGCATTATCCAATCGTAAATCCTCAGCCTTTTCGTTGTATTCATCCAACTTGGCTTTTACTTTCTCGGCAATTTTTACTAATTTCTTTTGTCCTTTTGTTTTTGCATCCTTTACGTTGTTGTTAAGGTGTGCCACTAATAGGAACAAATCTGCATAACTTTTTTCCATTTTACTTATATGTTTAGGTTTACCCAAAATTAGGCATTATTTTGTTTCAATTCATCTAATTCAGCTTTCAATTCTTGAACCGCTTTCACAAGTACAGGAATCAATTTGCTTTTGTCTAATGACCACAACTCAGAATCATTCCCACGATTTACCGCTTCTTTGATAATTTTGTCCATGTCCTGTGCCACAAATCCAATTTCATTGGTGTATTTATCACCTAAATTAAATTTATTGTTTTCAAATACCGATGAATAATGCTTGTATTTAACAGGCTTCATTTTCATCACTTCATTAATGCCGTATTCTATTTCCTCAATATCACCTTTCACACGACCATCGGAATACGTGTACCATGAAAAGGCAATTGCAGCCTGCAAATAATTATTTGGCAACATAAAAACATAAGGTGTTCCTGTTGGCTGTACGTTAATACCTACTCCGCTGCCGTTCATTTTAAAATAATTTGATGAACTTGCTTGCAAATAAACTTCACGGGTATCATACATAGTTAAATTACCCGCGCCATTTGTGCGTTTAATAAACGATGTTGCCTGACTATCGCTTGTGTCACCTTTAAAAATAATACCTGAACTATTTGGCCCATAAATAGCAATGTACCTTTCAGGGTCACCACCTGTTCCCGTAAAACTTGTCATTCCAAGGTGAATGCTATAATTATTATTATCCCACATTGCAGAATCACCAATTGATGTGCTACCTGTAAATTTTGGAATATAATTTGCCGTACCTGCACCTGATATATTACCGCCGCCTCCACCTGTGCTGTATTGTACACCGTTTACTTTGAATGTTCCTGTTACGTTTACATCACCATCAACCTGCACTGCACCACCACCTGAAATTCCACCTGTCGTATTAATTAATAAATTTCTTGATGTATTAATTCGCATTGCCTCTGTAAATCCAATATAAAATAAGAAAGTTGACGCAGCAAATCCAATAGGAATTGTGTTAGAAATACCACCACCACCGTGTGCGACTAATCCTGCACTATCATCAGCAGAATATACCGTACCATATCCAAATCCAATTTGAACATTACTTTTAATTTTCCAATCTAATTGATAAAATGGCGATGTAGTTCCGTATGATAATTTACCAGCATCTTCATAAAGACCGCTATTTGTTAGGGCCGTTGTTCCTGACCATTTAGAAATATAATTTGTGGAACCTGAACCTGAAACCCCACCGCCTCCTGTTCCAATTGGTGTTCCATTTACACGATATGTTCCAGTGATATTTACATCACCTGAAATATTTAATTTATAAGCTGTGCTGGTGTTTCCTATTGATACGGTACCGCTTGGACCAATAGCAATTCCATTTGATGCTGTATTGCAACCGTAAAAAGCAAAACTATCGTATGCATCAATTACTGATGTTCCGTTTGTATATTGACCTATTGCAGCAATTCCAACAACTTGTAATTTAGCAGATGGATTATTAGTTCCAATACCTACATTACCTGATGCTGAAATTCTTAATCTTTCTAATCCACCACTATTATACATAATAATAGGTCCAGCAACAACATTATAAATTTCTAATGCATTTCTTCTTATTATTTCACTATATGATGAACCAACAAACTGAAATGCACCTTTTTCTGTTGTATTTTCCTTAAAAATTAATCTCCCGTAAGATGTTGAATCCGTATATGTTACAGAAATATCAGGCTGAGCAGATTGAATACTTAAAATTGCAGATGGATTTGATATTCCAATACCAACATTACCTGTATTATAATAAATATTTGAACCTGTTGTAATCCACTGACTCGCACCTGCTGATGTTAAAATATTTCCGCTTGTATCAAATCCAAGATAACCAGCAATTGTGCCTGTAAATGCCGTGGCTGATGTATATGCAGGTGCATTTAGCTGATTAGTGCCTAATGACTTAATCCCATTAATTAATTCCCCTAAATCTTGATTTTTTGACATCTTATTTGGCTTCTAATTGTTGTACTCTTGTTTCTAATCGTGCTATTTTTTCGGCTTGCGTTTCAAATTTGTAATCTAATTCCTGAATTGCTTTAACAGATGCAGCCGTAATTGCTTGATAATTTAATCCTATAAATTTCTCAGATTCAACGTATGCCTGTGGTAAAAATTCTCTAACTTCTTGCGCTATAAATCCAAGTTCTTTTTTAGCAAATTTATCATCTGTTTTAAAACGGTATAATGTAGGTTTTAATTGTAAAATTTCATTTAAACCTAAATTTGACTGCTCAAAATCTTTCTTTTTATTAACATCTGATAATGCTGAATAAGCACCATTTGAACCATTTATTTGCAAAATATTAGATGATGATGAATTACTATAAACATAAATTGTGCTGTTAACTGCATACCATTCATAAGTATTGGTACCATTTCTGTTTTGGAATAACAAACTTCCTGCATTTCCAAATGCACCAATAATACCTGAAACTTGAAATGTATAACCTCCTCTATCTGTTGATGAACCAATTAAAACATTACCATTTACTCCAACTCTCATACGTTCTGCTGTTGCAGTATAGAATAATATTGGATGGCTTGTTGCTGTATAAATATAAGCCTCAGATGCGTTTATCCCAAAATAACCATTGACAGCTGTATTTGTCAAATATATACCAACATCTGCGCTTGATGCTGTATTGCTAAATCTTATAAAATTTTGCCCTGCATTGGCAACTTCAAATTTGTATGTTGGCGATGTCGTTCCAATACCTACGTTGCCAGCAGCAGTAATTCGCATACGGTCTGTGTATCCTGTTAATCCGCTATCAGTAGCAGAACCAAATCTTAAATCCCTTTGATATATAATTGCAGGAGCATCAGATGAATTGGCCCCTGAAAATAAAGCCATAGATGATGCTGAATCATAACTTATAACTTGAAATACAGATACACCTGATGTTGAATCACCTCTCATTATCATTTGTAATCTTGAACCAAAACCACTAAATGATGTTGTATTAATTCCTAAATTTCCTGTTGCTGTAATTCTTAAACGTTCGCTGCCATTTGTGAAAAAAAACATATTTGCATTTTCATTATTAATGACATACAAATCACTGCCAGCAAGAGTAAATTCAGAACCATCAGTTGCAGTTCCCCCCGTAGTATTATTGGTTAATCTTAAACGTGATGAACCTGAATTATTATTAATATGTAATCCTGTTCCATCTGCAAAAGTTGGTGAACTTGTTCCAATACCTACTGCTCCTGTACTCGTTATTCTCATTCGTTCGCCACTATTAGTATTGAGAACTATTGAAAATGCTCCATTAACATTTAAACCTAAATTATTTCCAACAGAAACTAAATAATTCCAATCTGATGCATATGATTCTAATGTAAGAGAACGTGTGCCAGCAGTATTTTTAATTATTGAACTTGTGCTATTTTTAACTTCTAATAAAGCACTTGGTGTCGTTGTACCAATACCAACATTTGTACCATTGTCAAATAAAATTGAATTGGTAATTGCGCTGGTTCCTGACCACTTAGCCAAATAATTTCCTGTTCCTGCACCTGTAATGCCCGATGTTGCACTTGCTGTGTAAAGTACAGCCGTTACAATATCACCTGCCTTGACACCTTCATTAAATACAACCGTAGTTCCATTTGTAGCTGTAAAATCAGATTCAGGAATACGCACACCATTCAGGAATACATCAAGTAAACCAACCGTGTAACCACCTGTAATTGTAAATGTAGTCTGTCCTGCCGTTGCTGTGTAACTTGTTACGTTACGCATCCCTGAACTTGGTGTGATTGTCCAACTTCTATCAGCTGACAAATCGTAAGCCTGCCCGTTTATGCTTAATGAACGTGCTTGTGTTACAGGTGTAAATCCTAATGCTGTGGTTACATCCGAACTGCTTAATGTTACGGCCCCATCACGTGTATTAAACGATGTGACACCGCCTGTTGTAAACGTAATATTGGCTGATAAATCTTGTGTTGTTCCGTTGATTGTAATTGTACGTGCATTAGTCACAGGTGTGTAACCCAATGCATTTATTACATCCGTACTAACTAATGTAATGGCCCCTGTTCTTGTGTTAAATGAACTGACACCTGCAACGATTGTTCCCCAGCTTAACGATGAACCATCTGTGGTTAAATATTTACCTGAATTACCTGTTTGTGTTGGGAATGCAGCAACCCACGAATACGCATCATCCCAATTGGATTGCTTAACCGTTGTTGGTAATGAGTAACCTGATGCAAAAGTAATGGCCAAAGTTCCCGATGTTGTAATTGGTGAACCTGAAATGGCAAAACCTGTTGGAACCGTTGCAGCAACTGATGTAACTGAACCTGTGCCGTAAGCTGTTGAATCCACACTACCATCAGCTTTTAAAAACTGCGCTGATGTACCGCCTGTTTTCTTAATCGCTGTGGCAATAATTGAGCCGTTAGCTTGAAAAATATCCGTGGTATTATCTGTCGTTGTTCCTAATAAAAAACGGCCACCTGAATTAAACCTTGCACGTTCTGTATCTTCAACGATTACAGCAACTGAATGAAATGTCGATGTTCCAACCTGAAACACACTATTGAATGTGTTGATTGAACCTTTGATTGACATATCGTAATGCTGAACACCTAAGAATGCAGCACCCGTTTTACCTCTCACTACCGCCTGTGTTGCGCCTGCGACAAACGTAGGTGTTTGACCAATATATAAATTACCATCAGCATTTAATCCCATCTTTTCAGATGTGCTGCCGTTGGTAAAATATTGAATACCTTGACCTGCCCGTGCAGCCACGATTGCAACATCAGATGTGTTATCTATAAGCCACGCACCTGAAACTCCGAATAAGGCCGTTTCTGTGCCATTCTGATATGCACTAAACATACCACCACCTGATGCGCTGGCATTGTCAATTATGATTTTAGGATATGCCGTTGTGGCCTTTGCGTGTATCATTGATGCGGGATTTGAAACCCCAACACCTAAAAATCCTGATGCGTTTAATCTTGCACGTTCAATACCATTGGCAAAAAACGTGGTAAAATCATTCGCTGCATTGGTTCCAAATCTTAGTTCACCTGTTGCGTTATATCGGTATAAAACCTGATACGTTCCTAAATGGTATCCGTATGCACCATCAACAGCCAAATTACCAACAACTGATAATTTATTGCCTGTGGCAAACTCTACATCATCACCGATAATTACCTGCGTTCCATCTGTAAATACAGGTGAATCAATGTAAAAATCTGTTTCATCGTAAAATGGCAAAAATCCCTGTGTGCCGACATCCAATGCGCTGACCGTATTGTCAACATTTATCCGAATGCCTCTTGGCTTTGTCGTTACTGGTATGGTATCCTCAGCATTTAAAATGCCAAGTAATGACTTACCTACATCTGTCGCATTGATTGCTGAATAAATATTCTTATTAATCCAAAGACCTTCAACACCATCGTAAAACAATACATCCTCATCTAATGGGTCGGTGATTAGTACATTGTGCAATTCATCTAATTCATACCCATTATCAACCTTGACATAAATTTGGCCCTGTGTTTGATGCGCACGTACAACGTAACCTAAACGAACCCCGTGTTCAGGTGCTTGTGGTTTTATATTTGTAATAACACCAGCTGTTGTTGCACTTAAATATAACGGTTCACCATCTGCCCACGTTTCGCCTTGTAAATCACCTGTCGTATCAATGTTTCTAACTAATCCAACCGCTGTTACAAATCCTTCCTGATTGTTGTTTATTGTTTCAGTCACCAATCCAATCGTATCGGCAGAATTTGCATCATTATCTGCTTTGGCTAATGACACTTTTAATCTGTTTCCTTGCGCTCCTGAAATCCTAACTGCTTGATAATTTGCCTCTAATAAATTGGCACCTGTTTTATTTACAACACGTACCAACTCCTCTTGGCCCACTTGCAAAGTAACGTTTGCGCCTCCCATTTTAAGGTCAGCCGTTCCATCTGCTGCATTCCATGACATCGTTCCAGCTGTTGTTGGAATTGATGTTGGTGACAAATTGAATTGAATGTAATCTGAAATAAGTCCGTATGTACCTAAATTTAAATTCTGTGTTGCACCTGTATATGGCACATAACCACCACCGCCTCCACCACCGTTTTCAATGTTCCACCAAATTTTGTTGATGGCTGATAAAATACTATCGGCTGCCGTGACCGTTCCTTCGGTGCTAACAAATCCTGTTAATACCGTTTCAAGTACACGAGCTTGTGTAAAATATAAACGAGAACCTTCTGCGATAGCTGATGTTGTAGTTCCAACCGGTAAATATCCTGTACCATCTAACGAACCATCACCTTTTAAAAATTGTCCTGAATTGCCTCCGGTTACAATGAACTTTGATGCACGCATAAAGCCATTAGTGTCAATAAATACACCGGTTGAACCTCCTAATCCGTCCGAAATCTGCTTTTCTGAACCGGTAATTACGTCGTTATCAATTAATTTTAATAACGCTTTATATGTTTCCGCAACTAATTTTCCGGTTAATGTAGCCATAATAGGATGCTTTTAATTTTATGCAATTTATAAAGAAATACGGCTCAATCTGATGTATAAAAACAAAGCTATAATGATGACTAAAACAATGTATGGTGTAATGTCTTTTTTAGTCGTTTCTTTTTCCTTGTAAACCGTTTTAGTGATATACCTTACTTGATATTGTTTAGAGTCTGATAAAACGAACGGATAGTACTTGATTTCTGCCCGTAGCTTGCCTTTTTTGCCTTCGATGATAACATCACCCTGCCTTGCTGAAATTCGCTTGTAAAACGAAGATAATAGGCCACTAGTGTCACAAGGATTGTCAATTAAGAATGTGTCGGTAACTGCTTGAATTTTTTCAACGATTAATTCTTTGTAGACCGTATCTCGCTGAACGTAATCTGATGATGTAGTGATTTTTTTACTTGTCGTGCATGATGCAACAATTAGGAGCAATCCTAAAAGGTAAATTGATTTTTTCATTGGTTAGTTAAATTTGAACGTATCCTTTCGAGTCAACAAAACTGCGTGTTTTCAACTCTTTTAATTTTGCAATCGTATATCCAAATGATTTTTGAAAATGTGGCGCATCCACAAATTTCCATTCTCCACCCCAATCCCATCCGTATTTTTTAAAGATAGCAACACACTCCATCCAATCTGATTTGCTATCACCATCAAAATCTGATTTAGTGTCCCAAAGTGCAACTTTACCATCTTTGATTAAAACAATGTCAACGGCAAGTCCGTAGTTATGATATGAATCACTACCTTTTGCATTAGTTACTTTCTTGCCTGCTTTTGTACGGCCCTGTGCATAAAGTTCATCTTGTTCTGCAAAAGTTCTTAGCGTATAAGAGAAACGACAAATCGCACGGCCTGTTAATGCCAATGCGATTTCAGAATAAATTTTGTCTGCCTCTGCTCTTAAACGAGGATGAAGTAGCTGTATCCTTTCTAAGGTTTTGCCGTCTTTCATTAACTTTTCGGTGTTCTACCGGATTTTAATTTGCTATTTTCTTGACGCAGGTGAATCACTTCTTCGGTTAACTCATCTACCTTTTTGCTCAGTTCGTTTACTTTTGCTTCCAACCGGTCATTCATAGTCGTAACCATATCAATTACCTTTTGACTTGCTTCTAGTTGAATCGTGCTTATATCAGCTGTTTCTTTTTTCTTACCTAAAATCCAAGTAGTAATTGAACCAATTACACCGCCACCGGCTCCATATATAGCATCATTAATCTCCATTGCTTAATTGTTGTATCTTGTTTGACACCTCTAAAATAGCACGAAAATAAGTGTAGTCAGCATCTTCATCCTGAAAATATTGCACTCCTTCGTTTACGCAGGTAAAAACATTGAATCCGTCTGCTGAAAGGTCGAAATAACCAGCTGACCTTGTGCGGATTAAATTTAAAATTTGGCTTATTGCAAGATTTGCTTGCAACTCACCACCCGAATCTCCTTGAAACCTAGTAACGATTTCGATTCTTGTTCTTGTTTCTTCAATAAATGAATCTGCGTTGAAATCAGTTTCGTTTGAAGTCAAAGAATAAACATTCATATATGGAAACGTGGCTGTTGATGGCACACGGTTATAAACAGGAACTGCAACGCTATTTAATAAAACGGTGCCAGTCAATCGTGTAATTATCGCCTTGCGAATAAAATGTATAGCTGTTAACATTACCTGATTATATTTTTAATTCTATTTTCTAATCTCTTTTGTAACTCCTTAAATTCAGACGTTGCCGAAGTAAAGAAATAAGGACGAGCCGTTAAATTAACTTTACGCAATCCCTTACCTTTAAATTGTTCAGCATACGTTTTAGGTATCCCTAATGGCTTTAAATTTGAAAGGTCAACAAATCTACCTGTTCCAAATTCAACATAAGCTGCATAAGGTGTATCAGCTACAACCTCAATACGATAAACACCTATTCGCTGTGCTCTAATCTGTTGAGCCAACTTACCAGTATCTTTTACGACACTTCTTTGCATTCTACCAACCATATTAAGCGCAGTAACACCAAGTTCATTTGATAATTCTTGCTTGCTTAATTGTTCCAATTCTTTTAATGTACGGCGAAGTTTAGCTAATGCCTTTGGGTCAATTTTAATTTCAGTTTTCATTGCCAATTTTAGTTAGCGTAGCTTTTACCCAAAAGTTTTCAAAGGTCTGAAATAAGGTGTTTAAACGGTATTCAGCAGAAGCACCTTCAACTTGTAATATGTCTTCGGTCTGAATTAAATCAGACGTTGGCTTGCGCATAATTAGTTCAATCTGAACCTCGTGCAAACGGATGCCATTTTTAGCATCTATTTTTCCTGATGTTTCTTGAACACGACACCAATACGTGCCGATAGTGGTCTTGCTTGTTACACTTGTACCACCGTAGCCATCCGAAGTCTTAACTAATCGTTTGACAATCACTCGTTGTTTTAGTATTGATGCGTCGTTGTTCATTATATAAACATGTATTTATAGCCGTCTAAAATTCTGCGGAAGTTGCTAGGCAATTCGTTAACCGTAATGCCTTGAACGTAGTCTGTACGATTATCGTAAAGCGATGAAACCATTTGCAATAAAACTTGCTTTAATAGGCCATCACTCATTCCTGTTGTATCGTAATTGATTTCTACGTTAACAGCAGGACCAGCGTTTAACACAACCGTTAAGTCATCAAGACCTAGTGTTGTGTATTCAGCAGTAGCACCTTTTACCGTTACCGTATTAACCTCGTCAATAGGACCAAATAGCAAATCAATCTCGCCATCTGTTTTAGGAACGTAGTAGGTACGATTTTTTGCTATGATATCACGGCTGATATAACTTTCAGCTTGTTTACGAGCAGAAACAATCATCAACCCCAATAAGGTATCATCCGCAGTTGTATCAATACGAATATAATTTTTTGCATCTGCAACGCTGATTATTTCAGTCGCCGATTCAGAAATTATTTTAATTTGGTGCATCGTTATTTTCTTTTACGATAAACTTTTTTTTCTTCTTTTGTCTCAATCACTTCCGGCTCAGGCATTACCTCAACCTCCTCAATTTCCTCTAATTCCTCAATGATTTTATCATCAAACTTATAAGCAAATCCCTTTTCCAAATACCACTTTTCAACTTCCGGTTTCACCTCAACAATATTGCCGGCTTTATGATAGACCTTGCCATCAAATACCGTTCTGCTCATTAATAATTTTCCCATTTGGTTATAATTTTTTTTCAAAGATAAAAAGAAAAGCCACCCAATAGATGCATGGCTCTCTTATTATTCAAACCAACTAAACTTATGCAGTTTCTAATGCAGCCATATCAGTTGCGAAATCACCTGTTACGAATGCCAATGGAGCATAAGTAGATAAAGCGATACGCTCAACTAAACGAACTGTTACGAAACCATCACGCACGTTAGTTCCATCCTCACGGAAGAACTCAAGGCTGATGTTCTCACGAACCCACATTTGAGTACCTGTTGCGAAGTTACCAACTAAGTAATCACCTACTGGAATTGCTGTGTTTGTAATTACAGGGATTCCTAAGAATTGTGGCTGTAAACCCATGTAAACTTGGTCCTTCAAGTATTCGTTTGTTGTAGATTTCAACAATAGAATCTTGTGGAAGTCAGTTGGGTTCAACATGATGTAGTCAGGTGTGTAGTTAACCAAAGCCAATTGGTTAATAGCAACCGTCAATACGTCAAATTGGTTAGCTGCGTTAACAGCACTAGCGAATCCACCTGCTGCGAAAGCAGTAGCAGAAGTGATGATACCTGACAAGTTTGGAGCAGTTCCGTTACCTGACAACAATTGAGTATCTTCAACTGTTAATAATTTCTCAGGAGCACGAGCAGCCAAGTAAGAAATCAACTGAGGAGTGTCAGCTAACATTTCTTCTGAAATACGGAAATAAGTACCGATTTTCTCAACGTTTACAGAAGTTGCAGTCAAATCGAAATCTGATTCACCTAATGTAGCACCTTCCGCTTTTGTTGAAGCACCGTTGTCATATCCTGTCTCTTTTACATAACGAATAACGTCAGATGTAGTAGAACCAACAGAAAGTAATTGACGAACGTGTACTGGACGAGTTGGGTCATACTTGATACCCGGAACACGCTGTGCAGGAATAACTTCACCTGTAAAGCTGTTAGCAGTTGTCATATCAGAAGCCTTAACGATAAATTTCGCAGAACGAGCTTCACCTTTTGCCATTGCCTCTAATGCGCCACCTTTGATTCCTTCTCCACTTACATCTCTTGTGATAGAAGCATTATCACCTTTGCGAGCTATTTTATCAATTTCATCAATATAAACAATACCTCTTTCTGCAGCTTCTACATCGTAGTCGCAGTTTTGCAATAATCTAGTAAGCATGCTCTCTACATCTTCACCCACATAGCCAGCTTCAGTAAATACGGTAGCATCAACAATTGCAAAAGGCACATTTAGTAATTTAGCAATGGTTTTTGCCAATAAGGTTTTACCTGTACCAGTTTCTCCAATCATAATTACATTGCTCTTTTCAATTTCTACTTCGTTTTTAGAACTAGTAGGTAAATTGATACGCTTAAAGTGATTGTAAACTGCTACTGATAATATCTTCTTGGCTTCGTCCTGTCCAATGATGTATTGGTCCAAGAATGCTTTGATGGCAATAGGCTTCTGAATAGTTAATGCACCAGCCTTGCCTTCTGTTTTTTTCTGATGAAATTCTTTGTCAACAATCTCATGAGCATGCTCGATGCAATTTTCACAAATATGACCTTCTTGTCCTGCAATCAAAATCTTCACTTCGTCTCTACTACGTCCGCAAAAAGAACAATGTATGGTCGTCGATTTACTCATTTTCATTTTTCTTTAATTATAAAGATTTTGCAATCTTATCTACAATACCGTATTTCACTGCTTCTTCT